CTAAATAAACCCTTCAAACTTCAGTCTGTTAATTCAAGTAAGCATATTGAATGTAAAATTAGTTTTGATGATGAATTTGTAAAAAGATACAATACTATTTATGATTATTACGATTTACCCAAAATGGATAATAGCATAATATGATCGATTATAAGGAAATATTTGAAGCTTGGAAAATCTCATTCAACCCATCAGTTGAGCAAGAAAAACTAGCACAAGAAAGACTGCAAATATGCTTGGGGTGTGATTATAGAAAAGAAGTTCTAAAGGGGGTCAAGTGGTCAGCATATTGCGCCGACTGCGGATGCCCACTAAATAAAAAGGTTTTTTCAAACTTCTATAATCCCTGTACACAAAAAAAATGGGAAATCGTGGACCAAAATTATATAGATTTATTACCAACTAAGGATAACAAATCTATAATTTGATATATATGTATATATATTTATTAGCAATAATACTTTACAAATAATAGTCTGAATGGTATATTTATATTAGTACAAAAAAAATTATGAAAGCAACAATAATTGGTAGTGATTTACTACAGAAAGATGATACGGTTAAGTTTTTAGAAATAAATACAAACACCACAATTTATAATGCAGGTGCTGAATTGTTGGACTACGATCCACTTTTTAGCGTTTTAAATGCTAATAACATAACAGAATTCCACTTTATTTGGACACAGGGTGATTCCTATAAGCCAATGATGGAACCATTTAAATTTAAAAAAATATTACAGGAAAAATGCTTGGAAAACAATATAACTTTTAATGAATATGTTGTTCCAATGAATTCTGTTACTGTTCCTTACATTGAAGACGCCCCAAATAAGTTTATATTAAGGCAGTCTTTTGATACCACTGCCCTGGTTGATGAAACATATTGTGCAGATAAATTTGAGTTTTTCTCACTAATGAGCGGGTCAACCTATTCGCCAAAAACCTATTTTAACTCACCTCAATTGAGCCTTGATACTTTGGATGATGTTGATTTTAGTAGCACCGCACCTAACGTTTTAATAAAATCAAAATCTCCACAATATAACGTTTTAACATATCCAGCTATTCATAAAGTTAGCGATTCAAATGAATTAAGCACGTTAAAGTCATCAGTAGAGTCAGATTGTTTAGCTCAAGAGTTTATATTCTCAGAGGATAACCTAGTTGAAGGTAGATATTCAATTATTAGAAGTATCGATATTATATACGGGCCTAATTTAGATATTATAAACATGGGGGGATATACACAATCTACGATTTTACCATTATCTTTCTATGCCGATGAATATGTAGCCGGTACTAATAGATTAAACCAAAAAAGTAGATTTAAATATATTACCAAAGAAATTGGCGAGTCAACCATAAATGATTATCATACAGATGACGATAGTCAAATATTAAAATATGACGGAACATTGGCTGATGTGGATACCATTCAATTGGGTGATTTCATGAGATCAATCGACTATGTTGATTTTAACGATAACCATGCAGCCAAATTTGAAGAGGGTAAGGTTGAAGTTTTTGGATGGGATAGTAATTTGGTAAGGGATAATGAAACACTAATTCAAACAGGTACAACACTTCAAAACAAAGTATCATCTTTAGTTGACACCATATATATTAGAATAACATTAGTTGATGGCAGAAGCTGGATAGATGCACCATCTTGTGTGTACTATATTGAAGAAAAAGATTCAACAGCAACCAAATTCGAAAGAGTTAATAAAATGTATGTTGGTGACAAGTTAGTTATAACAGATTCAAATACCAATCAACTAACTAAAGTAGAGATTGCTAGCCTGGAAATGGAACACGCTCAAAAGACAATTTATACTTTAGATTTTGAACCGTCCGATTTATTCTTAGTTGATATAGGTGACGGTGATTTTAGCGTTATGCACAACTCTTGCTGGTGTCCATGGAACTATTGCGGCCACTGGTGCAATAGTTGGTATTGTCCAAGTTGTAGCGGCGGACAAAGTAAACTTTAATAAAAAATATAAATCACATAAAAATGGCACAAAAAGAAAGAATAGAAAGACCGGCGCAGGTGATTAAACCAATTATCGCCCCAATATCAAATGAACTTAAAACAAAAGTTTCAGCAGCATTTCAAGAAGTAGTTAACGCAATAAAAAATAAGCATTTAGGATAAACCTATGAAATTGTTTGCTTATGGTGACAGCTGGACCGAAGGTGTGGGTGGAAATATAAATGAAGAAAAAACAACTGAAGTCCCAGAAGAAAGAACAATTATAAGACACAAATATTGTTGGCCAAAACATCTTTCCGATTTACTTAAATGTGAATTTCAAAATGACGGCGTCGGTGGTTTTTGTAATCATGTTATATTCGATTCAATTTGTTCAAGATTAAAAAATAAAATCATCGGCAAAGATGATTTTGTTGTTATAATGTGGTCCTCATCATTGAGAGACAATTTACCATTCTTTCCAAAAGATAATAATTTTAATTTATGGGGTAAAAGATATAAAAACAAAAGATTTTTATATAGGTATTTGTTTGAAAAAGATAGTGATTCAAACTTCGAATACAATAGGATAGAGAAAAATTTTAGAGATTTTTATGTTACGGATCTTTTTACTAACACGTATTATGACATAGTAAATCAAAATTATATACTATATCTTCAATTTATGTTTAAAGGAATGGGTATAAGATATCTTTTCTGTGATGCTTTTGATGGAATGATAAGTAGTGATATTATAGAAGAAGTTGACAATACAAGACATATAGATAAAAATAGATATTGGGGATTTAAAGATAAAACATTTGCAGACTTTTTGATAGACACGAAAAGAAGTGATGTTTGGGAGGATGGAAATTATTGGACAGAAAATACGGCCGGTAAACACCCAAACAAAAATGGTTATAAATTAATTGCTGATGAGTTATATAGTTTTATTTTAAAAAACGGATTATTAGAAAAAGCATCTATACCTAATTCTTATATTATATGAAATATTCAGTAAATAAATTTTTTGATAAAGACGAGTGTGATTATTTAATTGATTTTTCAATGCAAAACGGTGAAGTATTTTCATACTATAAGCACGAATTAAACAGTTGGGATTGTAGAAGAATTTATGATGAAAATTTTAAGAATAGGGTAATAAATAAAATCAAGGAACTTTATTTAGAAAAAAAAATTGAATTCTGGTTTAATTATGGTGAGTTTAACATAAAGAATGTTAATATAAGTTTAACTAGATATTATGATGGAAGATATCTCGATCTACATTTAGATAAAACCTCCAATTATACTACTGTAATATCTCTTTCGGATGGTTATGAAGATGGCGATTTTTGTTTATCTAGAAAAAGTGTTAACATAAAAGATTCAGATGTTAAAGTTCATTTAAATATTGGTGAGGGGGTTACATTTGAGGGTAATAAAATATACCATGGGGTTATGCCAGTGTTTAACGGACTTAGATGCGCACTTAATATTTGGATTAACGATACCGATTTTAATTATTACAAACTAGACAAAGAAAAAAAATTAATATGAGGATCGCAATATTATGTAACGCTAGAAGTGGTTCTACATCACTATTTAATTATATAAATTGTTGTTTAACTTCAGAAAATAAAAAATTTGATGTTATGTTCGAGCCATTTAATTTTAGAACATCAGATAGTGAGAATAAACATAAAAATATAGATAAAATTATAGATAAAAAAAATATACTTATAAAGACTTTTTTAGATGATGATGGATACCCTTACGAATCGTTTAACAATTATGATGATTATTTAAAATGGCTTCAAACGTTTTTTGACAAAATAATATTACTGGAAAGAGAGAATAAAAGACTGCAAGCCGAAAGTATTATCTTTCACGAAAAATTATCAAACAACTCTAAAATACCCATAAATTGGCATAAACCAAGATACTACGAACTATCCGTTGAAGATGAGAAAAATATCCAGAAACTTGAAAAAGATTTAAAAGCCGAAGCAAAAGTGCTTGATACTATTTCTAAAAATGGATTTCCGTTGTTTACGTATGAAGATATTTTTATTAAAAAAGATACTGTAAAAATTAATCAACTAAACGAATATTTGGGATTAAGAAAATACGAAAAATGTATTAAATTATGGATAGATGCCCCACATAAAATAGTAAGAATACCCACAAAAAGTAAAAGTTTAATTTAAATGGTTGGCTTAAAAAACTATATATGTACAGTTCCTTTCCAGGCTTTAGAAATACATGGAAATAAAAACTTTATGTGTTGTGCTAGTTGGCTATTAAAAGAATTACCTAATGATGTACCATTAAAAGATTTATGGAATTCAAATGAGGCGGTAGAAATTAGAGAATCTGTATTAGACGGATCATATAGATTTTGTGATAAACACCAATGTCCATTTTTATCTCAATTATTAACATTTGATGGTGGATTTATTGGTCCAATACAACATCGAAAAGACGTATCTGAAAAAATATTAAATTTAAAATCTGGTTATGTTGATTACGGCCCAAAGATATTCCAAATGTCATTTGATAGGACTTGTAATTATAAATGTCCTTCCTGTAGAATTAAAATGATTGTGGCAAGCAGTGAAGAGATAAAAGAAATAGATAGAAAAATATATGAATTTGAGGAGGCTTATTCTGATTCTATAGAAACTATATATTGCTCGGGTACCGCCGATCCATTCGCTTCGGTATCTTATAGAAATTATCTTAGAAATTTCACCCCAGGAAAATACCCAAAATTAAAAAATATACATTTACATACTAATGCTAGCTTATGGAATAAGGGTATGTGGGAAAGTATGCCTAATATTCACAAATATGTAGAGTCTTGTGAAATAAGTATAGATGCTGGTACACAATACACATATGAAAATATCACTAGACTGGGTGGGAATTGGGGAAATTTGTTAAACAATCTTGAATTTATATATACGATACCTTCCATAAGAAAGATAAAAGTTTCATTTGTTGTACAATCTCAGAATTATAAAGAAATGGGGCTATTTGCGGATACTATGAAAAAAATATTGAAAGAAAAGGCTAGAATATTTTTTGGTAGAATCAATAACTGGGGAACATACAGTATTCAAGAGTTTGAAAAAATTAAAATATGGGACACAAACCACCCAGAACACGCTGAATTTTTAAAAGAATTTGCCAAGATTGGTACCGATCCATATATATTCCACAACTTGCATGAATTTATCGATTTAAAAAAGAAGTCGATCATCTAAAATTTGGTGGTATTGAATAACTTAGTTGGGATATTTATCTAAATAAAATAACACAATATTTAGATGAATATTTTTGATCCACAAATATCGGGTTCCCTGTCGGTTTCAGGCTCCGGCCAGATTTCGGGTGATTTAACGGTCTTAGGTACATTATTTGCTACCATTTCTGGTACAGCAGAAAATGCTGTTTCAGCATCACACGCCGCAGCATATACCCTAACATCAAGCTTCCATGCTCACACGAATAGCTTTAATAACTTTACAGCATCCTATTCCACAGGTTCATTTACTGGATCTTTTAGTGGTAATGGGGCTGGCTTATCTAATATTCCCGCTAGTGGGGTAACCGGGCTTAATTTAAGTCAAATATCTCAAGGATCAGCAACCGCATCTATTTCACAAGCAAATGGCTTATTAATTAACACAAATACCGAAATTACAGGTAATTTAAAGGTTAATAATATAAATGTCGGCACCAATTCTTTGGTTACTGTGTCTGTAACTGATTTAGGTGGAAAATATTACATAGATGGTGTTAAAAACCCACCTCTAACATTAGTTAAAGGGTTTACATATAGATTTCTATTTCCAAATATAGGGGCACATCCATTTAGGTTCTCAACTACAAATGATGGTTCACACAATGGAGGTACGATTTATTCTACAGGCGTAACAATAGGATCAACACCAGACTATATTCAAATTCAGGTAACCGACAACACCCCTACAACCTTGTACTATTACTGTACCGCGCACCCTGGTATGGGTAATAGTATATCTGTTGTTTCAGACATATTAAATCTTGAAGCTGATAGAAACATTGTATATATTGATCCAGCTAGAATTGCTACAACTGGTTCAAATTCACTTACAGGCTCACAAATAGTTAGTGGATCTTTATCTGTTACCGGATCTGTTAATATTACGGGTTCTATTTCATTAAATGGACAACCGATTGGTACTGGTAAACTAGATGAAACAGTATTCAATTCATATACTTCATCAAATGATGGTAGAGTATCTGCTTTAGAAGTATCAACTGGTTCTTTAAATGTTTTTACAAATTCAATTGAACAATTTAGTGGTAGTATATATGGCTTTACAAGTAGTATTAACGAAAAAGTAAATTCGTTAGAATTAACCACATCCTCGCTTAATACCTTTACTGGTAGTGCAAATAGCAGATTAAATTCTCTTGAAAGTGCAAGTAGTAGCATCAGGACAGATTTTAATACCTACACTTCTTCAAACGACTCAACAAATAGTACTCAAAATAATAGATTAACATCATTAGAATCCGCTAGCGGTAGTATAAGAACAGATTTTAACACTTATACATCTTCAAACGACTCAACAAATAGTACTCAAAATAGTAGATTGAATTCTCTTGAAAGTGCTAGCAGTAGTATTAATTCTTATACCAGTTCGAATACAGTTAATATAAATGCTATTCATACTGCAACAAGTAGTTTAAATACATTTAGTTCTTCAGTATTGGGTGCGGTGGAAATTACCGGATCAAATCTAACTGTTAAGGGTAACTTATTAGTTAAAGGAACAACAACACAGATAGATTCAACCACAGTTAATATTGGAGACAACATAATTCAATTAAATGGTACTGGTACAAATAACGGTGGATTAGTTGTGCAAGACCCAACAGGAGCAAGCACAATTTCTGGTTCATTATTATGGGATAGTACACTTGATTATTGGAAGGCTGGTAAATTAGGAAGCGAAGAAAGAATTATTTTGTTTGATGAGTATAATACTTTTTCAACATCAATAGATTCTAGAGCAATAAGCATTCAAGGCTCGACTGCTAGTTTGAATTTATATACGGCTAGTAACAATACAAGATTAGGTGTAATTGAATCCACAACATCAAGTTTAAATACATTTACATCAAGTGCAAATAGTAGATTTAACTCAATTGAAGCTTCTACGGGAAGTTTAAATTCATATACTTCCTCTACTAACAATAGATTAAACACGATCGAAGCCTCAACAAGTTCGTTAAATTCATATACTTCATCAAATAATACGAGATTAAGTGTAATTGAATCTACAACAGGATCTTTAAATACATTTACAAGCAGTGTAAATAATAGCTTAACAGCTATTCACACAGCAACATCTTCATTGAATTCATATACATCTTCTACTAACACAAGATTAGGTATAATTGAAACAAGTACAGGAAGTTTAAATAATTTTACTTCTAGCGCAAACGGTAGAATGAGTTCCTTAGAATCTGCGAGTTCATCTATTAGAACCGATTTTAATACTTATACATCGTCAAATAATACGAGACTAGGTGTAATTGAATCAACTACGTCTTCATTAAATTCATATACTTCAAGTAACAACACAAGACTTGGTGTTATTGAATCTACCACAAGTTCATTAAATTCATATACGTCTTCTAACAATACAAGATTAGGGGTTATTGAATCAACAACAGGTTCATTAAATTCATATACATCAAGCACCAACACGAGATTAGGTGTTATTGAAAGTACAACCGCAAGTTTAAATTCATATACATCTTCTACTAACACAAGATTAGGTGTGATCGAAACGAGTACGAGTTCTTTAAATACATTTACAAGTAGTGCTATAAGTAGGCTTAATAGTTTAGAATCTGCAAGTTCATCTATTAGAACCGATTTTAATAGTTACACAAGTTCAAATAATTCAACAGTTTCAACTCAAAATAATAGACTAGCTGCGATTGAAACCGCTACTAGCTCACTGAACACATATACTAGTTCTCAAAATACAATTAATAGTAGCCTTAACTCTACTACAGCTTCGTTAAATTCATATACGTCTTCTAACAATACAAGATTAGGGGTAATTGAATCTACAACTGGTTCCTTGAATTCTTATACAAGTAGCACTAACGGTAGATTAAATGCAATTGAAACTGCAACATCATCATTGAATTCTTTCACAAATTCAATTAACACAACAATTAAGAATAGACTTAATGCTGAAGGTGTTATATCCGGTTCCGCACAAGTAAGTTTAGCAAGTACAACTGGTTATTCTACATTTAGTTCTTCTTTAGCAACAACAGATGCGGGGCAGGACAGTAGATTAAGTTCATTAGAAGGAAAGACCGGTAGTTACGCAACAACCGGTAGCAACATCTTCCAAGGAAATCAAACAATTACCGGTTCATTATTTGTTTCACAAAATTTAATAATCGGCGGATCATCTTCAATCAACTTTGTTTCACAAAGTACATTAAACATTGGTACAAACTTAATCACAGTAAACGCTCAGAATCCATCAACAAGATTTGGTGGATTGGCTGTTATCGATAGTGGCTCATCACCACAAGTTTCTGGCTCAATGTTATTTGATTCTGTTAATAATCAATGGATTTTTATTCATCAAAATCAATCTTCAATAACATCATCAATTATTTTGATGGGGCCACAAACGTTTAATAACGTTGGTAATGAAGCTAGTCCAACAGTAAACAGAATTATAAAATCATTAAATGATGAACATCTAGGTGATAGTAATATCACAGACACTGGAACGAAAGTATCAATTAATTCAAATACTGAAATCACTGGAACACTTGTTGTTACCCAAAATATATCAAGTCCAAATATAACAGCAATTCAAATTGCAACTGGAAGTTTAAATAGTTTTACATCTTCAGTATTATCGGCAATTGAATTGACTGGTTCTAACTTAACTGTTAAAGGAAACTTATTAGTTAAGGGTACAACAACAAACGTAAATACAACAACGCTTGATGTTGATAATAACTTAATTAATTTAAATGGTACAGGTGCAACATTTGCTGGTTTAAGAGTTAAAGATACAACTGCACCTAGTCAGATTTCAGGTTCTTTATTATGGGATGCGGTTAACGATTATTGGATCGCCGGTCAATTAGGTTCAGAACAAAGAATTGTAAGAGAAACAGAATTTAATAACGCAGTAACTAGAATTGGTAATGTTGAAGTATCTACATCGTCTTTAAATTCATACACCTCAAGTACAAATACAAGATTAGATGCAATTGAGTCGACAACAAGCTCTTTAAATTCATACACCTCAAGTACAAATACAAGATTAGGTGTAATTGAAACAGCCACTAGTTCTTTAAATACATTTACAAGTAGTGCTAATAGTAGATTAAATTCTTTAGAAAGTGCAAGTAGTAGTATTAGAACAGATTTTAATAGTTACACAAGTTCAAATAATAGTACTAACACAACACAGAATAGTAGGTTAGCATCGTTAGAAACAACAACAGGTTCTTTAAATACCTATACAAGTTCTAACACAACAAATATAAATGCAATTCATACAGCAACTAGTAGTTTAAATTCTTATACATCAAGTACCAATACAAGATTGGGGGTAATTGAAACAGCAACCAGTTCTTTAAATTCTTACACATCAAGTACCAATACAAGATTGGGGGTAATTGAGTCAACAACAAGCTCACTAAACTCTTATACAAGTTCTAACACCATTAACATAAATGCTATTCATACTGCAACAAGTAGTTTGAATACATTTACAAGTAGCGCAGCTAGTAGATTAACATCATTAGAATCTACAACAAGTTCATTGAATTCATATACAAGTTCTAATACAACGAACATTAATGCAATTCATACCGCAACAAGTAGTTTAAACTCGTACACATCTTCTACTAATACAAGATTAGGTGTTATTGAATCAACTACAGCAAGTTTAAATACATTTACAAGCAGTGCTGCTGGAAGATTAAATTCGTTAGAATCAACATCTGGATCTTTAAATAGCTACACAAGTTCTAATACAACAAATATAAATGCTATTCATACTGCAACTAGTAGTTTAAATAGCTTTACAAGTAGTGCTTCTAGTAGATTAAACGCAATTGAGACTGCAACAAGTTCACTAAATTCGTACACTAGTTCAAACAATACAGCTATTAGTGCAATTAATACCGCAACAAGTAGTTTGAATACATTTACAAGCTCATTCAATAGTGCATTTAGTTTGAGTGGCGCTGACGTAACTGTTAGAGGTAACTTTACAGTATCAGGAACAACAACAACTGTAAACTCAACAACAGTTAATATTGCGGATAATATTATTCAATTGAATGGTACTGGGGCTACAAATGCTGGTCTTGTTGTTAG